GCGCGCGCGCGCGCATCTTCAACACAGATGGGCGGTCTCCTCGAAAGACTAGGCCCTATAGAACTGCCACGCCCCATCGAAGATGAAGCAACAAAATTTGTGTATGGTCTAGTAGACTATCTTTACGAAGGTGAAACTCCAAGCAACCATCCTTTTCTAAATTCAGGGATTGCATATGCAATCATGTATGCCGGACACAGAAGCCCAAGAAGTATGATAAAAGCTTTACAACAAGTCATCCAATATGCTAAACACTTAGCTGTGGAGAAAGGACGAGAGGGATGCTTGTGTAAAATCGAAGGATGTACCGTTGTTGATGCTTTGAAAAACTATAGGTTACCTATTTTTGGCACAGAGGTCTACGCACTAGATGGAGAAATAGTGGATAGGATAACTCGTATGCTTACCATCGAAGGGGATGAAGAACGAACAAAAAAGCTGGCAAAACTTGTCCAACTAATGATAGGAGAACCATTACCACATTCAGTTGAAGAGATCAGTTCAAGAATTGGCATATCCGATAGTAAACTTAGAGAACTAATAGGAATAGCAAATAACAGATCTAATGAAACTGCTTTGCTGAACGGATTGTTGATAATACCAATGGGAGAATTTTCTGCTTTGATTGACAAAGTCCCAGAAGACTTGCGAGTATTTCTAAAATCTTTTGTATTCAGGCAAGATACAAGAGAATTTATTTCGCGCATATTTTTTCCAACAACAGATAGAGGCTTAAAAAGTATTCAACCTGAATTAGATCTTGAAGCAGCAAAGAAAAACCTTAGAACACTATTGCGCTGGCGCGGAAGCGGCGAATTTTACTTGGTTGCACCTGAGCTTATCGAAAGAATTTATCCAAACCCGAATTTTCTGGAATTAGATTTTATTGTAGATAGAAATAAGCGACTAGAACTATGGAAAGAGGCAAATGAAAAACTTATCGAGCGCCAATTTCTTTCTCATGGTGAAGAAACGTTATTGGATTTACTTAGTAAATTGAAGGTCTTGGTTGAACAATCATGAAGGGACCACTATATTTTCGATTTAAACTTTTAGGAGACGCTAGAGATTTTCCAGTAAAAGCTTTCGTTGATGTTAGAAAGGGTGGAATTACTCATGAAGATGTTGCGGAATTATCAAAGATGGTACAACAAAATGCCGCACACCTAGTTCTCATAGTAACAGATCGTAGTCCTTCCTCGGATGTGTTGGAAGAGCTGGAAGCACTTCCTCAAATCATAATAACGACCGTTGAGCAACGTGATATAGTTAAATTGCTGGTAATTTCACTTGCGAAGAAACGAGGAGAGGACATCGATAAAAATCTGCTTCAACGTGCTTATACAATTATGTTCGAGAAATTTGGCCTAAGAGAGCAGATGACACGATGGCTCGAAAGAATGTTAGAAAAAGGATACATATTGGACTTCGAAGGCTTCGTTGATAGAAGCGTGAACGCATGCCGGTTCTTTATAAACTCGATAGGAAAAACTTTGACATTAAATGATTGTTGGAAACAAAGTTGGGCTCTCCGAGATTTACTGCCTTTTGGAATAGATAGTAAAATAATTCCTGATATGGAATTAGGCGAGCTAGAGAAACATGCAAGAATTCTGAAAAACTATGGATTCATAGAAGAGAAAAGTGGAAAATATCATCTGCGAACTCATCCCTCTGAGGAGAGGATAATAGACCTAATCGACAAGCATGGAGGCGTAATTAGTAAGGCTACTTTAATTGATAATTTTATATTCAGGGAGGTAAATGCACACTTAATTGATTCGCTTCTTGATCACATGGAAAGAAAGTTGCTTATATCGCGAGAACACCGTGACTTAGTGCAGTACCTGTCATTGGCGGATGTTAAAAAACGTAGAGATTATGTAGTTCAGCTTTTTGAGCAAAAAAAGCTCGTATTGGAAGGTGCTCGCGAAAAATCGTTTGCATATATAGTGACATGGAAGGAAAGGGAATGGTTATTGATTGATATGCAGTCCATGGAAAAAACGATTGAAGAATATCTATCTGAAATTTCAACAGCGACTGATGAGGATACAATTAGATCGCGAACATTTCTCATTTGTGAGCTAGTGAATTGGTATTTAACGTATGTTGATAAATTGACTCTCGCAGTTGGCAAATCAAGCGAGCTTGTAAACAACCTAGAGCTCGACATAGGCAATTTAGAACAACGGACCGATAAAGTGATTGAAAACTTGGTTAGAGCAACTAAGGCGGTTAATCTCAAAGTAGAGTTACAAGAACTACAAAAAGCCAGAAATGAGCTGAATGAGATTAAAACGCTTTTAGATAGTTTTGAATCCCAAAAAGGAATGGAAGAAATGCTTAAACCGATAGCTGGAGAGAAAAAAGCTAAAGATGCAACTCGAAAAGAAAAATTAACGACAGAAGTCGATGAAATCATGAAAAATCGAGGAATTCGAGGAGATTGGAGTATCGCAAAATATGTTTTAGTGGCGACACGAGTTAAAGACGTAAGAAATGAAATACAAGGTCTCAATGACGTGTTAACTTCGCTTGATGGTCTTTCGAATGACCTTGTAAAAATAGCAGAGGAAATTCCAAAACACTTTCAAGAAACGTCCAGTCAAAAAACATCGCCTAAACTAAAGCTTACTCCCATGTTTATGGAAATCTCGAGCCGAATAGCTGATGGCATTGTGCGAAAGTCTCCATTTCCACTGAATGTTAGCACTGTTACTGTTACTGAGTTGCAAGAAAGCATGAAAGAACATGTTGAAATATTAAGAGGAGAAAACGATAAAGCAAAAAGCGTGAAAAGCAGTATTGAATTGTTAAGTCAAAATGAATCTCTTCTCAATGACCAGCTGCAGAGAATTATATTATTAGAAAAACTTTATGAAGAATTCTGGGAAGACAAGGCTTCAGACCCCCTAAAAAAAAGAGTATAGTGCGATATGCCAAGCATATACTCGTATATTTCAAGAGCTAAATGAAGAGGTGGAGAATTTCTCTGATTTCAACATAATTCGTAAAAAATGTGAGCAAATAAGACAGCAAGTTGAAATATGTGGGAAAAAAGCCCAAGAGACTTTAAATCGCTTTAAAGAATTGTTTGATGATATAAAAGACTACATTGAAGCCGGGACAGCTTTTGTTGAAAGACTAAGAAAAAATGTACTGCCTAGAATAACAAAATCTGATAGCACAAAAATAAATGACATTCTTAATGAACTTGATGTCCTGTACGAATGGATGTATACATGGCTGGACAATTCATTGAAGCAGATTCTTGAAAAAACTTCATCCCCTGATATACCAAAGAACCGCACAGTCATACTGAATGAAGAGCTCAAACTCCGTGAATCCTTGGTCCATGAAATCAAGGACTTGGAGGCGGAAGAAACTTCTATACTTCTTGAATTAATTAAACTGTCAAGCACTAGAAGATATCCTTTACCACTCTCAGAAGCTTCAGAGATCGTTGGAAAGCAAATGAACTTAGATCAAGAAAGGGTTAAAAAGCTATTTCTAATAATCGCCGAGAAGGGCTTTTTGACTCTCGCTATCACGTTCTGACCTTCTATATAATCTAGATTATATTGAAGTGAAGTATAACCGCTCACTCTTTATTTAAAATTCTCCACCAAACAAAAATGATTGAGGCAACATCTGTTTCTCATTATTTCTCTGTGATTTCTTAAAGAAATGCTTAATTAAAGCGTAGTTTCAGAATTTCTTTTATTTTTCTGGCTTAACATAGTTGTTGGTGTTGAATGCGTGCCTATTTTCCAGCAAAGCGTTGATTCTGAGCTTTACGAATGGCTTTTGAAAGAACTGAAAAGGCGGAAGGCTCGAAGCATCCAAGACGTAATCCGTCAAGTTTTGCGTGAAACCAAAGCGGAGGCTGAAAAGCAGTATGGTTAATGTTAGGCAGCTTTTAGCTCAGAAACTCTTTGGAATCCACTCTCTCCCTTCTCAAACACAAGCTGAAATCCAGCGTGTTTACACGGGTTTAGGCGCCGAGTTTGGTCAGCCTCTTACATATGACAATATTACCTTTGCAATTAAACGTGAGCCTGTAGCCCATCGCATTGTTTTCGCTGTGGCTCATGACATTTTTGACAACTGGTTTGAAGTTGAACCGCTTGAAGAAGGCATTGACAAGGAAAAGTTTAATGAAGCTGTTCAGAAAGTTTTGCTTCTGCTTAACGCTAAAGACGTTTTCACTCAAGCTGCTGTTTTTGAGAGAGCTTACGGCTGGAGCATAATCGTCTTAGGCTATCAGGATAAGGGCGTAACATTAAAAGACCCTGTTTTAATGCCTGAGAAAATCGTTAGCCTCGAAGCCTATGCGCCGACAATGATTACAAGCGTCCAAACAGACAAGAATGGGCAGAGTGCACGCTTTGGCTTGCCAGAAACCTACAAAGTAAAAATAGCCGAAAATGAAGAAGTTGAAGTTCACTTCAGCCGTGCCATCCATTTCGCCACTCGCCTTTTAGACCATCCTTGGAAGGGCATAAGCGTTCTCGAACCCGTCTGGGATGACTTGACGGTTTTACGCAATATTCGCTGGGGTATGGGTCAAACCATGTACCGTTACGGCAGCGGTTTCCCAGTCGTCACAGTTAAAGGCGCCACTAAAGAGCAGATAGATCAGTATAAGCGTGAGTGGGGTCCGCTTACGGCTCAGACGAGCATGTGGGCAGACGAAAACACAACCATAGAGTTTAAAGGCTTAGCCGGCAGAGCCTTAGACCCAGAACCCTACTACACGCCCATCATGGAAAACATAAGCGCAGGCACAAGCATACCAATGGCGATTCTGCGCGGAGCCCAAGCCGGACAATTAGCGGGAAGCGAAGTGAACGAACGCGAATACTTCAAGCAGATAAGCGACTGCCAAAGCAGATACGAACCATACATCATGGACCTTATTGATAGGCTTATGAAAACAAAGCAGATTCCAGACACGCATTACCGCATTAACTGGCTTGGCGGATTCGAAATAAACCCAAGAGACCAAGCAGCCGCAGAACTCGACAAAACCCGCAGCTTAGAGCTTAAAACAAACTGGATGACAATCAACGAGATAAGACAGCTTGAAGGCTTAGAGCGACTTCCAAGCGCGGATGTAGTCTTAGGCTTAAGCCAAGTTCAAAACGGGACCCCTCAAAACATCAGTTCCGCAACATCAAAGCGGAAACTGGAGTTAGAACGCAAATTTCGAAAGCCCGTAGATCAGCTTTTAGCAGAGAGAATCGCGGCTGGCAAAAGCGTAAACAAAATCTGCAAAGAACTCGGCATAGGCAAACAAACCTTCTACAGCTGGACAGAAGAATATGGGTTAAGACATTAAATTACACAAGCGAATGAATGAAGTAAAGCCTACTAAACGCTTTATTATTCAAAAAACACGTTTTTTGTTTCTCTTTGCTTGATTCTTCTATTTTGCTTCCATTCACTTTGAATTTTCTTAACCTTCTTAAAGGCTCTCGGATATCTCTCTGCTAATACTTGCTCGATTTTTTGCCTATGGTACAATGCCTCATCTGTAAGACTTAACATGGTGAGCCTTGTACCATAGGAGTAATCAGTAATCAAGCCCGCATAGACAAGTCCAAGTCCAGAAGGATAACTCGGATAACGGTTAAAAATTTTCAGATATGTTCTTTGAATACCCGACTCGCCTTCCCAAGCGAAGAACTTGTTGTATCCATAGATATCATATAAATTGAGAATAAGGCAAAGAAGTCGCCAATCATCATCTGTGAGAACAGACTTTCCGGGTTTTTTGTTAAGTTCGATTATTACACGTTGCAAATCTTTTTTATAACAATACCTGCTTGGCTTTTTGATAATTGAATTTATTGTTTTTTCTTTGTCAAAATAATTTTTCCAGACATACTCATCGTATCTACTTTCTCTTAATCGAGCTTTTTTGATGCAATGTGATCTAAATAGAGCCAAAGATAAAAGTCCGTAGTTTCGATAGCTTCGGTCTCTTTCTATGAAAGAGACCGCCTCTCCTACCCTATCTGATGGATATGCTAAGAACACAGCATTCAAGCTTGGCTCGTATTGCTCTTTTACCTGGTCAAAATCCAATTGTTTAGGGAAATCATATTTCACCTCTATTCCAATAAGCTTTTTATCATATTCAACAACATAGTCAATTTTGTAACCACGCTTCTCTGTTGTTTTTACTTGTGGAAACCACCCGTCATTTTCTGGAAAAAGCGCACCCCTATCCAAATCTCTCTCCAGAATATAATAAAGTGATTCTTCGTCTCCTCTTCTAATAGTTTCTTTTTTCTGCACCATGTAATTTCTCCAATTATCTCTTATTTATTGTATTTGTAATAAAATTGTTTTGAGGTGGTCTGTTCGCTGAACCTAAAAAGCACGCTTATTTTTTCCTATTTTAGGTGAATAAATGAATCCAATAAATGTGGGTTTAGGAGCTATTGCAGCCCTCATCTATGCTTTCCTCGGCTACTCGGCGCAGGACAAGCCCTTCAACTGGAAAAAGTTTTTGCGGACAGTCGCCATCGGCGCATTTTCAGCCTTAGGCTTGGACATGGCTGGCATAACCTTTGACGTTTACACCGCTTTGGTAGGACCTACGGCAATTACTGTTTGGCTGCAAAAACTCATCGACACGGCTAAACCCGCTTAACCTTTCAGGAGCCTATTGTCTATGCGGAAGTATGGTTTGAAAAGCGTTGAGGCTGATAACCTACAAATCAAGGAAGATGATGAAACGCTTATTGTGCCTGCTGTGATTACCCGTGAAGGCGTTTACGATTATGACGGCATGCTCATTTACGAGCCTGCTGCTGAGGTTGAGAAGGCTGCTTTCACGGCTTTGAACGCTTGGGTTGTCGAGGAGCATCCGCCAGAAATAATCCTTTCAAAGCCTCAGCTTATTCGCGGAACAGTGCGTAATTCACGATTTGAAAAAGACAAGATTAAGGCTGAATTGGTTTTCTTCAAAAATCGCTGTAGCCCAGAATACCTTGAAGACATTAAAAGTGGTAGAGCCAGAAGCGTGAGCATAGGCTTCTTTTTTGACTGTATTCCGCAGTCTGGAGAGTTTAAGGGGCAACACTACGACTATGTTAAGAAAGATATTCTTATTGATCATGTGGCTGTTGGAAGCTGGCAGGGAAGATGCAGCTACCCGCTTTGCGGAATAGGCGTTGACACGCTTAAAGGTGCAGACCCATACCCAAACGAGCACAGCTGCCGCCTAAAAGACCCAGAAACACTAAACATAGTGGGCAGCGGTGAAAGAAAACACAACGGAAAAACCTACCGCGTCATTTACGGTAAACCAAAAGACAAGCCTGAAGCAGGCTCGGTTGAGCAAGCCTACCGCTACCCAATCAAAACATGGAGTGAAGCTGAAGCTCGTAAGCACTGCCAAGACCATGGCGGAAACTTTGAACCAGCAACACGAGAAGAAGGCGACACGGTAGATAAGAAGCAAGAGGAAGATAGCGAAAGAGAAAAACTACGCAAAGCTGCAGAAGAGCGAGAAAAAAAGTATGGCATAAAATTCCGAGAAGACAAAGGACATTTAACACCGCCCAAAGATTATCCACAGAATGAGGAAGACTACGCCGACCCCGTGAATTACGCTTATCCGCTTGCGCCAGCAGACCGATGCAGAAACGCCTTAGCCCGCTGGGGCGCCTTCAGACAAGAATACACGCAACCAGAACGCCACACAATCTACGAACGCATAGTAAAACGTGCGCTCCAATACGGCATAAGCGTGCAGTATAACCCTGAACTGCCAGAAGCCAAAGCCCTACCAGAAAACATCAAAAAACAAATGGAAGGCTATGAATCAGCAGATATTTTAATCGCCAAGGTGAATATCCTCGTAAAACAACTAGAAAGCAAAGTTTCATAGCGGTCTGTTTGATGAACTATTTCTGCAAATTTTTTCCATGAAACGGTCAGTTTGATAAACCAACAAAATCCATAAAAGTGGTCCGTTTGCTGAAATCCACTGAACCCATACGGCATAATGCAATAAAATTCCTTGTGAAAAAGTATGAGTGAAGAAAAACCAACAGAAGACGTTGAAGTGTTGAAGGCGAGGATTGCGGAGCTTGAAGCTGAAAATGAAAAGCTCAAGACTACAATGGCTGAGGCAACGAAGACTTTGACTGCTTATGTTGAAAGGGAAAGGGAAGCTGCAATCAAATCCATTTTGGAAAAGACTACGCTTTCAAAAGATGAACTGGAGAAGCTGAATCTCTCACAGTTGAGGCTTGTTCAGAAAGGCATCGACAGTGTCAAAGGCACAGTGAAAAATGTTCGCAGTGCTGGAGCAACTACGAGTGAAGATGAAAACAGGCTGACGGTTGGCTGCCTCTACCACAAGGAGAAGTGATGAGCCATGCCGTTTGTTAAACCTTCTAACAAGATTTTGGTTGGCGGAAACCCAATCGTTGAAGAGCTTATAACTGAAGGAACAAGCTGCAAGCCAGGGCTGTTCGTTAAGAAGGGCACAGCAGACTACCAAGTAACGCTTGCAGGAGACGGAGAACAAAAGCCTTTAGGTGTTCTGGACGCAGATCCAAGATATCCGATTGCAAATGCTTTTCCAGATAAGCATCCGGTTCGTGTTTTGAAGGCGCCTGCGGTTGTTGTAGCCACTTTGGCAAGCGGAAACAATGTTGTTAAGGGCGCATCGCTGGTTTGTGCTGCAAACGGGAAACTGAAGGCTGCAGCTACCATATCCGTAAGCGTCCCTTCAGGAGCCACTAACGTGACTTCAAACGCTGCTCAACCAGACCTCTTGGAAATCGGAAGCATTCCGCCCTATGGTCCTATCGTTGCTTATGCTGAAGAAAGTGTTGACGCCTCTGCTGCTGACAAGTCAATCATGGTTAGGCTGGTGATTTAGAAATGGACCCGTTAACGCTTGTTGGAAGAGCGCAAGCACCATTGCGTGAAGAGGAATGGAAACAGCTTGACGAGGCTGTCGTCAGAGCTGCCCAGCCAGTCTTGGTTGGGCGTCGCGTCTTGCCAGTTAAGCAGCTTGCAGGCGTAGGTGTCATGACCGTGGACTGGGATGAACTATCTGAAATGAGCGCTGCCCACATCAGCATGTATGGCGAAACACCAGCAGAAGACACCATAATCTACACACGCAAAAGCCTCACAGTGCCAATACTGCACAAAGACTTCCGCATACACTGGCGGGACTTAGAAGCTTCAAGACGATTTGGAACACCGTTAGACACGGCGAATGCGGAATCAGCAGCCCTTGTTGTGGCTCAGAAAGAAGATCGCCTAATCCTTAACGGTGAAATCTCAGGCGAACCCATGCTGGGCATAGAAGGATTAACAACAGCCACTGGAAGGCAGACGCAAGCAAGCGGCGGTGCATGGGCAACAAGCCCTAATGCACTTAACGATGTTCGTGCAGCAGCCAAGAAATTGCTTGACAAGTATTATCCGCCTCCATACGATTTGATTGTGCAGCCAAGCGCTTTCATGGACGCTCACACGCTTATAGCGAATACTGGCATAAGCCAAATCGAGAAAATCAAGGAACTTATCGGCGGAAACATCTATATAAGCAGCCAGCTTAAGGCTGCGGACGGCGGAGCAGACAGCGCCATACTAATCAAAAGCGGAACAGAAAACGCAGACCTATGCGTAGCCCAAGACCTAAAAACCTTCTACATGCAAACCGTCGACATGAACCACCACTTCAAAGTCTACGAAGCCGTAGTTCCTCGCGTAAAGAGACCAACAGCTATATGCGAAATCACGGGCATAACGTAGCCAACCCAAGCCTAAACGCTTCATTCTTCCTTTTCTTTTTTAAATTAAAGTTTCAGAATAGTTTATCACTAAAAAATAACCAAAATTATCATGAATGAGTATGTTCCTTACGGTCAAACAAAAGATTCTCGTTATACTGCTTGAGAAAGGACCATTACAAAACAGCCAAATAGCCAAAAGAGCAGGCATAACAGAGCAATGGTGCAGCGAAATAATCAACGCCTTACAAGCGGAAGGCTTGATAGAAAGCCAATTCATAACACCGAGAAGAATAAACAAACTCACAGACAAAGGTATTCAAGTAGCGAAACATTTAGAAGAAATATGCGAAAGCATAATCAGTAAATAGCTCCAGTTACCCCAGTAGAGAAATTGCCTTTTTAGGAGATCACGAACTCTGAAGCCAGAGTACATGTACTATTATTCCGCTTATTAGCATAAATAAGCCAAGACCGCCAAATAAAACATTAAGACTCCCTTGCAATGGAACAAAGGCTGCAATGAGTATCGACAGAAAGCCTAATACAATCAAGATCGATGCTGGGTTGTCTGCTATTATTTTGATAATATCGGAAATAGCTTCAACTATTTCGGACACATTCATCACCTCCATATAAGCAAAGTTGAACAAAAACTAAACTCTTTAAACCGACATTATGTAATCTGTATTATTCGGTTAACCGAATCTGATGAGGATGCCAGTTTGAAAAGAAGAGAAAAAGACGAACTTAAAGGAGACAAACTGAGAGAGCTTATTCTTCTCGTCTATCTCAACAACAAATACGACAAAGAGAAGAACAAGGTACCATGGCTTAAAGAGAAGCTTGGATACAGTACGGGGGGACTATACCATGCTCTTGACGAATCGGGTTATTTTGAAAGAAAAGGTGATGAAATTAAGTTGACAGAAAAAGGCATCCGCTACTTAAACAAACAGTTATTGCCTCAATATACCGTCTTCTACCCAATAGGCAATTTTCTTATAATTTTAGGTTGTGTTTTTCTGCTTCAATGGTACCTTTGGACTTATGCGAATATTCCGATGATTTTTCAATGGCACTCGGCAGTAATTGTAATTGTTGGCGGAGTCGTTCTTCGGTTTTTCTTCTTAAGAATTGTTTACTTAGTTATGTCTCATAGGAAAATAAAGGCAACCAATCCTGAAAATGAGTGATTCTGCAATTTGCGGGTTACAGGTGGGAAGGATTACTCTCGTTGACTTCTTCATCCAAAAGTAAATGTTGGTTCTTTTCTTGGTGGTTCTCTTGCTGCGTAAGCGCTTAGGGCTAAGCTCCAGAAGCGGTCGTCATGCGTGCCTTCTGGATGCGAAAATTTGATTTTTCCTTCTTTTGTCAGCTCGAAGCGTTCAATGTTTAGTTCTGCTATTAAGTCGCTGTCGTAGGGGATTTTAAGCCTTTTTTCAACCATGCATTGTTTGAGCCACTGAGCCATTTTTTCTTTTGTTTCTTGCGTGAACTTGACGCCTTCAGTCATCTTTATTCCTGCGTTAACCATGTCCTCGACAATGTAGTCGCCCACGCCTGACATGTCCACAAGCACCTTGTTGATTCTGTTCCAGCGGTCGCATAGGGTCTTTACATAGCCTATTACGCTTGCGTAGGGCGTTTTTAGCGGGAACTCGTGCATATGGATTAATTTTATAGAAGAATCTTCTACCTTCACAACCGAAAGAACACTGTAATCTTGGTGTTTACCCAAGTCAAGACCCGCATAAAACTCGCCTTTCGCTATTTCTTCAAAGTTTATATAGTCCAGCTCGTGGTCTATGCAGCTTGTTATTAGCGCTTGCGACAGCCATACGCTTTCGTCTTCAGCCCACTCGGCAAGCATTTCCCTTCGCCAACGCCAAGGGTCGCCTTCCAACTGCCGTTTAATCTTCTCGAGGATTTCCCGTTTTAAAGGTCCGTTCGGCTCCAAGGCTTGCTCATACGTTACATGGCTTCTTGCAAAATCTGAGTAAGCTGCGTCGTTGAAGATGCGCCAGAAAATGCTGTCTGTGCTCCAAGGTGTGCTTGTGCATATGAATTTGCCGTTTGTTGTTCCAAGTGTGAAAAGAATTGCATCGTAAAGTTCTTGGTCATTTGCTATGAAGTTGAACTCGTCTGCGTAAACTATGTGAAGTGTCGGTCCTCGTATGGTTTCAGGATTATTTGGAAAAGCCTCGATGACGCTGCCGTTTTTCAGTCGGACTATAGTGTGTTGAGGCTTATAGTAATAGCCCTTTGAGATTTTGCGCAGGAACTGGTTTATTCGGCGTATGACAAGTTTTGTCTGTCTCCAGCTTGGGCCAACTATGCCAATACTTGTGTTTGGATGGGTTAAAGCATAATGCAGTAGCAAGGCTGCTATCGTGTGGCTTTTCCCACTTTGCCGGCACCATCTTGCAGCAACAAACTGGTGTTTCTGAAACTTGTCAATCAAGTCAAGCTGATATTCTGTAGGCTGGCAGCCTAAAAAATCCTTCATAAAAATAACTGAGTCGTCTGGGATTTTCTGCTGTAAGGCTTTAAGCTCTTCATGCAGTGTAGCCAGTTCCTGCTTTTGCCTTTGCTTCATCAACCAGCCGCCTTAACTCTTTCAGTTGCTCGTCAATTTCATGTTCATCGAAGCCTTTGGATATGCTTTGCATAACTTGGGCTGTGTAAGCTGCCACCCTCGCCCACATTTGCCTCTGCTTAACTGTTAGCTCTTTCCCTTGAACCGTAACTTCGCCCCTCGCCATTTTTATGGCTTCGTTAAAAATTTGCTCAAGTTCTCGCAGAAGTTTTTCCCTCAGCCTTTGAGTGTCAACTTTGACTTTCTCTTGTATTTCGCCGATACGCTTTGACAGCAAAAATGGGCGTGAAAATTTAGCCATTTTACCTACCCCTATCCCCCTACGTTTTTTGTGATAGAAAAATGCCTGTTATATTGCCGACAAGCCCCGCGATAACCGTGAAAATTTCTGGGTTCCACTTACCCAACACTATTAAATGCACAGCTTCTAAAGCGGTTAAACAGCCAACCATGCCAAGACTAAAATAAATAGCATAAAGCAGCTTCTGACTCGGCGGAACCTCAACCCTTCTCCCACGCTTCACCTGAATAGTTTTTGTTAAAGCCTCTCTAATCGGATTCCTCACTGTTCATTCCCCAAGAGCGTTATTCTCCGCATGAGGCGTCTGGCTCTGCCGTGAATGAAGGCTTGCTGACAAACCTGAACATTCTCAGCATTCATTAGCTTAGGCAACAAAACCCTAATGTTCTCAACCGTGCCTACAGGAATTATTGTGCAGTCAATCTGCCCATAACCTTGAGCGAAAAGCCATTGGCTTGCCACGAGCACGATGTGTTTTGCAATTTTCCCGAAGGCTCCAATGTAAACTCCGTAGCTGGTAACAGGCAGGTCTATTTCCGCGCCAGAAGCTCCAGCCTCACGCAACTCTTCAACAGTTTCAAGCCTGCCACGAGAAGCATCCAGCCAAGTAACCTCAACCAAGTCGCCTAACTGCAAATCGCCAAGCTGCTTAAGCACTTTCTTGCTCATACGCCAATAACCACACATAAAATAAGACGGAAAAAGAGAGTTTTAAGCAAATCTGAATATTTTCTTTCATTAAACAAGATTTTAATTAAAATTCTGTTTCAGATTTCCTTTTTAGCCTCTTCAAACGCTTCTTTCTATTGGAATAGTTCATGGCTTCGGTTACAGCAGACCAAATTCGCAAACGCTTAGGCTTAACGCCAGCAGACGTAAGCGACGAAGACGCTTTAGCCTTCAGAGACGAAGCTGCAGCATTCTTAAGTGAAGAAATCGGAAAAACGCTTGACGCTGAAGACTGCACAGAAGCAGAAGCCAACGCCATACGCAACTTGGCAGCCATCTACTGCTATTGTAAGGTTAGTGGCGGCTCAGCAGTCGGCTTAGACTTCACCATAGGCGATTTACGTGTTTCTCCTGATGCTGGAAAACAACTCGAATTTCTGAAGGAACAGGTTGAGCGGTTCATAAACCGCCAGAAACGGTTGGGCATAAGCCTTTTGGAGGGACCATAAAGATGGGCGTTGTTCCCGAAGCCTACTATCAATTCGTTATGGATTATGCACCTTACGATTATGTTATTCCACCAGATACTCCTGACCCAGAATGGGGAAGAGCAGCATTTGCAGCAGCCTTCGCAATAGACTTCCTCTATGAAGCGTACAGTGCCAAACAATTTGAAGACAGGAAAACAAACATTTATGACAAGATTGTTTCGCTTGCAGATTGGCTCTTAACCCAGCAGTGCACAGACCCAGCAAAGAAGGCTTATGGCGGATTCAAAAGCAACGAAAACAGCACATACTATTACAGCGTGGATGCATGCAGAGTTATTCCTTCCCTTTTAAGAGCTTACGAATTGACAAGCAACTCTGACTATTTGAATAGCGTAAAACTTGCCGGCGCCACATTTCTCAAGACCATGCAAGATCAGCAAGCCTATGGCGGTTTCGCAAGAGCCGTCACGATTGAGGACAATTGGCTTCTGCAACTGGATGTTGAATGCCTTTATGGGCTTGTAGGCTTGAAAATGCTTGCTGAAAAATACGATACTGCAAACGCAAGCCTGTATCAAAGTATGATGGTTAAGGCTGTTGGCTTTTTGCGTGAAGGTTTCGAGAACCTTTGGCTTTATTATGACCCTGCGGATTCAAAGTGGCATCGTGTAGGCTTGTCTGAAAATGAGATCTACGATGACCCGTTAGCCTATGCATTAGTCGGCTTATACGAGTATGAGGGCTGGAGCCTCTCATGCCAAAAGGTTTACAACTTCATTAATAGCATTCGAGCTTCAGCGCAATATCCAGCCTATAATCCCGCAATCTGTTGGGCTGGCTACATAGACGTGGTAACGCGGTTTCCAGCATGCGACTATTATGATGCGGTTACAAGCGGAATCCTATGGAAAATACGAAAGCACCATGACAAGCCAAGCTTCGCCTTCAGCAAACAAATCATAGAAAAGCATCAAAACGAGTTCATGTTCTGGGGCGTTAAGCATTCGGATTACAGTTATGTTGAGAACAAACAGGCTATGGCTACAGTCTGCTGGCTTGCACAATTATTCCTAAACTATGAAGAGCCACAAACACGCTTCACACAGATTTTGCGTTCAAAAGGCGAAAATATAACGCTCTACCCAATCAGACAAGCAGCAGAAACCGTTTCCTATGGCGAAGGCATAGACATCCCCGCAATCGTTTCGCCAACCCGTGTCGAAGAAGTGCTCATAGAACCCGGCTACATAGTAAACGATTATCTCAATGTTTACACTTTCACACCATTAAGGCAACATGACAAGGTAAGGCGGAAAGGCGTAGACTACGAGGTTTTGGGCGTTCAAGCCCTCGATTTTGCTGGCGAAACAGCCTATTTTAAAGCAAATTGTAGGAGGCTTATCGGGCAATGAGCGAAGTCGAAAACCCAGTTGACACGGTTGTTAGGCTTCTAAGCAAGAACATGTGGGTTGTCAAAGAAGATGGCTCGCTTGCCTCAATAATCGCGAGTAAAGAATGGTATGACCGTGAACTCTTCAAAAATTATGATGGACAAATAACGGTTGGCTTAGTGGAAAGCAGAGACACAAAAATCGACATGAGCGGAAGACTTCGCAGACGTGTAGGCAGCTTACGTGTCAATGTTTGGAGCCAAGACATGCTTACACGCCAAAAAATGGTTGAAGAAGTCAACCGTATTGTGAGGCAGAACCGCAACAAGCCTAATGAAACGCTCTATTATTTTGCTGGTGTTGGACAAGCAACAGGAACGCACAAGGCTTACAATGCTGGCTCAGCCACTGAGCCTACTCCAGAACATGCAAGCTGGAATGAATTAACACACGTGGAATACGAGAAAATCTGGTATAGCGACGACAACCGCTATTCTAAAAGCCACAACGTCAACGGAGAATACGCCTTAATGCTTTTCCGCTTTAAGGTTGATTCTCGAGAAAAGACCGTAAAGAAAATTGTTTTGGCCTTTGAGGGCTATGGCACTGCTCCAGCGGGCAACGGCGTAACAATCAAAGTTTGGAATCATGTGACTCAAGCGTGGCAAAATGCTCAAAACGGAACGGGCGGAGCGGACGAAACAATAACCATAACGTTGACTTCACTTTTGACAGAGTATATTGACGATAGCGGTTATGTTTGGCTTCTAGCAAGAACCACAAACCCGAGCAATGGCACAACTCCAGTCATTCTTTATTGCGATTATGCATGTTGCACGGTAACCGTTAACGGAATCACCTATCTGGACATCGTTTCTTATCGCGATGCAGATCGTGTTGACGTTAAACCCTTCATTTTCAGAACAGAGTTCACCCTAAAATCATGGTCCTTTGAGGACGTTAGAGGCGTTTTCTAAAATGGTTGAAACATATGGAGCGCATGAAAGTCGCATCTACTACGTTGAAGAAGCTACCTACGGACAGACGCCAACAAACCCCGCGATGCTGGGCGTTGCAGCAGAAAACATTGACCCAGCCATAGACCCTTCTAACATAAAGGTTCGTGGAGTTGGCAGCATAGACTTACAAGCCATCAAAAAAGGACTGCGAAGCGTTAGTCTAAAAATCGCTTATCCACTGCCAAGCGAAGCACCCATAAACTTCTTGCAGCATGCCAAGGCAGAACTGAACAAGTCATTAAGCATTCAAGTCTTGTATTACAAGGGAATATTCGCTTCAGCAACAGACATCATATCACTTCTCTACACAGGCTGCAAATTCCACAAGCTAACCGTTGAATGCGGTATAGAAGACATTGTGAAGGCTACGGCAGAGCTTATTGGACAAGACTTGACGGTTGGAACATCAAAAATCACTGGAGCAACATACGCAGACTATTCGGGAGCCGTGCCATTCTACGAAAGCTACGTCAAAAAAGGCGCAAGCACGCTTGACCGTGTTACAGACTGGAAATTCACAATCGAAAACAACCTTAAACAAGTGCCCGTCATACGCACAACAAGCGGATACCTGCTAAAATATCTGCCATACAGGCACCGCAACCTAACAGGCGAAATAACCTTCGAGTTTGAAAGCAAGGAAGAATTCGATGATGTGATTAATGATGCGTCTTTTGACTTGGAGTTTGGCTTAGGAGGCTCAAACAAGGCGGTCTTTTTTGGTTGCAAATGGGAAAACGTGTCTGCACCAGCACGCATTGAAGATTTAGTTTCATGCAAGGCTGGTTTCGTGGCTAAAGGTCCAGTAAACATAAGCTAAGGGTGGTTACGATGGCTGTGGAAGTTAGTGTTTTAGAAAATTTCGGGCGAGAAGCTGAACTGCGCAAGAAGTGGCTTCAGATGTGGGAAAGGCTTGGCGTTCGCATTCTGAAACTGCCTAAATGGATGCAGGAAATCGTGCTTGAAGACGTGAACACCGCCATCAAAAACCGTTTAGCCATCATGGAGATGATTCAAAATGCGAAAAGAAGCCATTGAGTTGGACGAAAGATTTGGCAAGGAATACGCTGGAAAATACGTTTTTCAAGAAATAACATGGGCTAAACGCAACCGAATAATCCAAAAATACACACGCTACAGCCAACAAACAGGTCAAGTCGTAACCAGCGACTACGTGGCTATTCAAGCAGAAACCGTAATGGCGTCACTTAAAGAACAGCCACCAAACAAGCCCATAACCCTCGAGAAGCTCTTAAGCGAAGAAGACGGCGTTCCCATCGAGCTTGGCGAATTGTTCAGTCAAATAGTGAATAGGCTTAATGCTGTAGGCCTCGAAGAAACCGCTTTTTTATCAGAGCCATCCGAAAACAAAAACCAAATCAAACACTCACAGAGTTTCGCCTCTGCAAAGAGTTCGGGTGGACACCAAGGCAACTCGCTAAACAGCCAGCAAAAACAATCGAGCAATTCGTCGTCATCCTCAACGAATTAGACCGTCAAGCAGAGGAGGAAAAGCAGAAGGCGGAACGTGAAGCAAAATGGCGGTCGAAATAACATGCGACATTGAAGGCATTGAAGATTTCAAGAATGCTATGCAAAGTTTTGACAGTGGAATGCAACGGCATGTGCACAGGCTTTTAGCAAGCTGGGCAGCAGACGTCAAAGCCTTAGCCAAACAACTCGCTCCAGTAAGAACAGGACGCTTGAGAAGCTCAATTTACGCAAAAATAAGCGAATGGGTTGCCGAAATAGGCGCAGAAGCCACCTACGCCCTATTCGTTGAGCTTGGCACACGCTACATGCAAGCTCAGCCTTACCTTTACCCTGCTATTCAGGAATATCTTCCGCAGCTTGAGGCTATCATCTGCGAGGCTATTGACGTAGCTAAAGCGGAGGCAGGCTTAGAATGAGTTTCAGAGAAATCGCCGTAACGATAAGGGCTGTTAACCGTGCAAGCCATGAGTTTACAAGAATACAAAGCGACGCTGAAGCCTTAAGCGTGCGTATAAAAAGCCTCGGCTCAGCCATTGCTGGTTTAGGTGCTACTGGTGCAGCCATTGGACACATAGCGCATCAGTTTGGCTTATTAAACGATGAGCAGGCTCGTGTTTTCAACTCTGCCATGATGGTTATCAGTGTTATGGGCATGTTTATGCGCACAAGCTGGGGCGTAGCCATAGCCCAAAAAGTTTATGCTGCTGCCTGCTGGGTTGCAACTGCCGCTCAGAACGCATTGAACATCAGCTATGCCACGTTTCTGGCTTTAACTGGCGTCGGAATTGCAGTTATTATTTCAGCTGCTGCAGCAATGTGGTATTTCACCAGTCAAATGAACGCAGCCACGGCAAGCGTCAACCAATTCAATGAAGCAACCAGCGCCATGCAACCACCATCAACCTATGCAGGACGCAACATTCTCAGAAAAGGCGAAGAAGACATCTACGCCAAAGGAGACTAAACTATGAGCGTAGACATTCCAAAGATGGCGCTTGCCTTCGGCACAATCGCGATTCCTCAAGGTGACGTTTTAGAAGCGAGAATCACATTGGCATGCACTGAAGAAGCCAGCAGATTCGAGGTTCTTCTGCAAAACTGGGACAAGAAATACTCTCCAGGCGAGGCTAACGCCATAAATGTAGGCGTTGATGGACACATTGACTTAGGCAGAGGCGTAAATATTCCTCAGTTAATTACGTGTAAGGTTGAAGAAGTCAAATTCATGTCTGATGCAGTTTCGCATTATGTTAAGGTTTCTGGGCGTGGATGGGATGAACGGCTTTTCCGTGCTCTCGTGACTAAAACCTACGCTAACATGAAGGGAGAAGCCATCGTTAAAGACCTGTTGGATTCATACGCTGGCTTAAGCCATAACAGAGGCGGAACAGAGCTTGTTGAGGACACTGACACGACTTATCAAATGCTGAAGTATGAAGACACTCCAGTCATAGACATTCTGCAGTTTATTGCTGGAAGTGCAGACAAAAACGGCATTATCGGTTATGATTTCCGAGTTGCGCCTGACGGCAAGTTTGAGTTTTTCCCGCGTGGCTCAAAGACAAATTCCATTAACCTCGCTGAAAAGCTCGAAAGCACCGAATATGACAAAGACATTCACAGTGTTAGAAACAAGATTACTGTTTATGGTGCGCAAGATTACAAGCTGCCAAGCGATTGCGATAGCTGGAGCGACGGTCAAGCTGATTGGCTCATGAATGATGACTCTGAAGATGCGCATAACAACACTGGCTATCAGCTCGTAGGCGAAGTCACGTATGACCCCAGCCCAATAGCCAAAATCATCATTGACGTTGTTGAGCTTCAATGTAGAATGAGCGGTGGTTCGGGCAAATATAAAATCACATATCAGAAGGAAGGCGGAGCCGAAACCGTTATAGTCACCGACCAAGCGTTCAGCAACACAGGTTACGAGCTGAAGCAGCACATCCTTACCGGCGCTAACCGAATAATTGGAGACATAGGCAAAGATGTAACCATAAGGCACTACACGCTTACAGATAACGCAGCTGACACAGTTTATTCAAAGAACCACAGAGCAGTCGGAGACATCATATACGGAGATTGGCTGGCTACTGAAGGCAAACTCTATTTTGAAACAGCCACGAAAATGGTTGGCAACGGAAGCATCAGATGCTACTGCGACGGCGTCTATAACTGGGGAATCCTTCTGCTGAACCTTCCTCAAGAAGCTGACTGCACAGGGTTCGCATTTCTCGATTTCCGCATCTACTTAGATAGCAGCCGAAACGGTAGCCTCAACCTTCTTTTGTATGATTATGCTGGAAAATGGGCTTTCAAATACTTGACTTTGGCAGTTGGCGAATGGGTCAGCATGCACGTGCCATGCAACCAAGCAAACGCCAGTGAATGGGCTGTGCAATCAGGTTTTGACTGGTCAAGAGTTGCAGCAGCAAAGTTCTGGACATACGGAAACGGCTTAGGCAGTTTCTACATTGACGGTTTCAATTTTAATGGTGCCTTCTTTAAAGCCACACAAGAAGACACAACAAGTCAAGGGCTGTATGGAAAGAGAGAGAAAATCGAGCATGACGAGGAGCTTTACAGCAACAACGAATGTAGCCTGCGTGCAAAGGCTCTTTTAGCCTACTGGAAAGACCCGATTGAGTACATGACGCTCGTCTCCAGAGTTATAGACTACGGGACAACTCCTATTCTGCCAGGCGACAAAATCCACGTGACATTGCCAAACGAGAACATAGACGCCGACTGGGTTGTGCTCAGCGCGGTTTATTACGTCAACGCCAAAGAACAGTATCTTGAAATAACATTAAACCTTGGACGCCAAAAGCCATTGCTCGCTGACTATCTGTTTGCAGCTCGGAGAAAGACCGACCATCTAAGCCGACACAAACAACCGCGACTGATTTAGCTTACAGAGGTGCAGCAGCATGAGCGGAAAGGATAGGCTGAAGAAACTGAGGGAAAAGCTTCAGAAACGGAAAGCCGCTGGCGTGACGAGATGAGAAAACGCGAGTTTTTCTGCATACGACAATACGCCCGCAGATACGACCGAGAAACAGGCAAATTCATAATCAACATAAGCTACGAAACAGCAGCACCAGAATCCACAGAAAGAGTCGTAGGAGTTGCCGAGGGTTTCGGGCTTGGACTTGACCAATGGCAAAAATTCGTAATCTACGACAACGCAGAGCTAAAAATTGGACCATCAGACATCGTTTACATAACAGGCGATTCAGGAAGCGGCAAATCCGTTCTGCTGAAGGCTTTAGAGAAAGACATTCGACAAGGCATGGAATTAAGCTGCATCAACATCGCAGAAATTAAGCCAGAACCAAACAAGCCCTTAATCGAAACAGTAGGCAAATCACTTGAAGAAGCCTTAGAACTTCTCAGCAGAGTAGGCTTAAACGACGCATTCCTCTTTTTGCGCACTTATGAACAGTTGAGCGATGGGCAGAAATACCGCTACAAGATTGCGAAGATGATTGAGTCAGACGCTCAATTTTGGATTATGGACGAGTTTGCAGCGACGCTTGACCGAGACACTGCCAAAATCGTAGCTTACAATCTTCAGAAGCTTGCACGACAACAAGGCAAAGCAGTTTTGGCAGCAACAACCCACACAGACTTATTCGAGGATTTGGCTCCAAGCGTCCACATTCACAAGCAATTCGGAAAAGAAATAACCCTAAAATATTATCAAAATAAACCAGCCAAAGAATGCACCTTAACAAAGGAAATGCGAATAGTTGAAGGCACAACAGAAGATTGGAGAGAACTCTCAGGCTTTCACTATCGCAACCACAAGATAGCTGCGCCCCGCAAAATCTTCTGCCTGAAAAGAGGCGAAGAGCTTTGCGGAGTAATCGTTTACTGTTATCCGCCACCCACATGCTTTGGGCGAAGGCTTGTCTCGCCGAAAATGTCAATGAAAGAGCTTAACGAAAAACTCAGCATAATCACACGAGTTGTCGTGCATCCAAAATACCGCACGATAGGCTTAGGCGCAAAACTAGTCAAGGAAACATTGCCTATGGCTGGAACGCCATACGTGGAAATGCCCGCAGTCATGGCAAAATACAATCCCTTCGCAGAAAAAGCAGGAATGCAAAAAATCGCCGAACAACCGCCACCAAAAGAAGCCATAAAGATTGCTGAAATCCTGCAAAAAAATGGGTTTAACACTCAATTACTCAGCAGCGAAAAATACGTTTTAAACAAGCTGCAAACTCTTAATAACAGACAAATAACGACCATAAAAGAAGCATTCATCAAACACAGCCATGCACGCTTCATGAAAAACTTCTTTCCTCACCAACCATTCGGAAACAAGGAAGCCTACACTAAAGAACTATTAAAAGCGAACGCTGAAAGACTCGCCCATTTAATCAAAATCTGCAGCTTTCTACTCCAAATCAAAGTATACCTGTTTTGGAAGAGAGAAGCATAACAGCTTAGAAAGGGTTGCTAACCACTTCATTGTCGTCAACATTTGAGGATTTTCTTTTTTGCTCCCACAAGTTTCTTAAAACTATCAATTTAGCAACATAAAAATAGCCGCCTTCACGCAACTCTTTACGGGTTGCTGTTATGCCCTTAAAATCAGCACCCATCGTTTTCGCTTGCTCTTCCTGAAAAAGTTGCTGAGCCTTCTCCCAAATCAACGGTCTAACATAAGGCCAAAACTTACCCCGATTTCTGATTTTTGATCTGGACAATTTCCTCAACTCTCAAGCTCTCTATCGCATTTTCTGCAGTGCTATCTGGAATAGGGACATCTATAATGTGGTCAGCAATTTTTCGAGCTTCTTCAAAATCTTTGGCATCAACAACAAGGATAATTTCCACCAAATATCTGGGCATTTCTCCACTCACCATATATCTTGAAGCCAATTTTTCTAAAAATAGATTAGAATCGCCTTTAAATGAAAAAATAATCACAGAATACGTCTATTTCACATTTCCATGCAGCCAAACAGACTTATGTAAAAAACAAGGATTATAGAGGACCGTTCCTCACAAAAAAGTGTATGGCTTATGTTGACAAGGAATTCATTACAGTCTCCACAAATTTCTCAATCCGCTGTCTGGAATCGTCTGTTAAAATAGTGCGAATATGAAACTCGACTTGCTGGGCTTGTACGAGAATCTCTGCATACATACTTTGCGAATAGACTTCAAAAGTTCTTGATTGCTCGCCACTCGGTAACTTTTTAACGAACAGATAGAAATCTTTCAGCTGGTCCCCCAGTTTTTTCAAATTCCCTAGTTGGATTTCGTTTTCCGAAATGGCCCTAACTTCCCATCTATCTGGAAAACGCTGAACAGCAAATTTGTATTTTTCTCTTCTCTGCAGAGTTTCACCTCGGTCGAGATCTTTTTCCTTAAAATTTTCAAGCGTCTTTTGAGCCGTTGACCCAACAATATAGTCCAACATTTCGCTTAATTTTGACAGACGAATAATCAAAACGCCAATAATATTGTCAATTGGGTTTCGCTTCTCGCGTTCCATTTTTTCAGACACTCTCTTTGTAACCCAAAAATCTATGTCTTCGATTTCCTTTTCTTGCGCTTCTTTTTTTGCGTCTCGAATTAATTTTCTCAAATTGCCTGCAAAATTCAAAAATCCTTCGATTTCCATCTGCTTGCTTATTTTTTCAAGAAAGATGTTTGCAATCTCTTTTGCCTTGTCAAAATCTCCGAGCCAAATATTGCGGTTAATATCGTGGATTACTCGTATTAATGCTCCTAAATCGTATTCCATTATCTCTCCACCCTTATTATATATGCATCGTAACCATGTCTTATTTCGTTTCGTATTGCCAGGAAAACGATTCCAATTAATGACCTATTTAGTATTAGTCTCCCCAACTGAAGCAAGGCACGATGGACTCTGTTTACATCAACAACGCCGGTAAATCCTTTTACTTCGCTTAAGACAGGAAGTGGAAAGTTCCTCTTCTGAAAAAGCCCAGATAGATTAAATGAACGGTCATATACTAAGAAATCTGGGCTAAGAAAGCCTTGGCGTTTCTCTGGTCTTATATGACCGATATCGTTTGGTGCGATCTGCATTACTTCAACCATAAAATATGTAAATAGAGCTTCGCTAATGTCTCCGGATACATCGCCAGAGAAGAATTTTTGGATAAGGTATCTTAATCTTGGTGGGGGTCGACTTAGAGGTACTGTGAGAGGAAATTTTGTTCCAAGGCTGTAGTCGTAAAAGTTATCGTCAATACGTTTTACTTGTTTTTCTGAAAATCTATTGTTGTAATGCTCCAATAGTCTGGGATCCACATAGAATTGTCTAAAAAGCTGCGAAGATGATAAATTCGTTATGATGTTACGAGCTTCTGTTTTAATTTGATTTGTCGTTTTGCCATAAAGATGAATAAGGGTTGGATAGAGATATGCATCCACTGTCAACGTACTTGCTAGCATATCTTTTCACAATAGTAAATTGAAAAGGCATTTAGCTATTAGCATTTGTGAAGGTTCTAAAACCAAGCATTATAGTTCGAAGTAAATTATTTAAAAACTCGCGCGACCGAGGAGGCAAAAACAGGAAAAAGGAGGGAGTTTGCGGGTGATATCTCCATGCTGTGGTGGGTTCAAATCCCACCCCCCGCACTTTTAGATATGAAGGCGTGAAAGTTCGCGTTCAGCGATGTCTCCTGACCCTATGCTCAGTCTCATGGTTTATCTTAGAGAAAAAGTAAAGG